AGAAAGATCGTCATCATATGAATTATAGATTGTACCAGAAACCCAATTGTATCTCGGAATAACATAAGAAACATCAGTTACTTTTTTAATTGATTGACCAGAAAGCTTAAAGTTTCGAATTGATCTTAAGCTATTTGTTGGTGCTGGTACAGTTTCAGCACTATCCCACACTTCTGATCTACCAATAGCAATATAGTATCTATCAGTAGCATTAGTGATTTCATCATATACAGTATCTAGTATCTGAGTTTTAAATTTATTTGTAACAATCGCAGACATATTTGTTTCCTATTACGTAATTGTAACTAATGCATTTGCAGTACTAGCAGCACCAATCATAAACCAATTAGAACCATCCCATACACATTGTGCAGAACCATTTTGTGTAAGTGCAAATGATGTACCTTGAGCAAAATTAGTTGGAATTACTGTAGCTAATCCAGCATTTTTATTAATAAAGATTTTTATTTCACCTACTACTGTGCCATCAGCTAAAGTTGCAGTAATCGCAGTCGCTTTATTCAATTGAATAAAGGTTTTGCTACTTGAGCAAGTACCAGTGTTTGTCATAATTTGAGTATCATATGCAACTTTATTTACAAAAACAGCGCCAGTACCTAAAGAGCTAACTGCTAAATTAATATTCGCATCTGCACCTGCAACAGCAAGTGTTGGTGCATTACTATATCCAGCATTAGTAGCTGTAAGATTATTTACAGCAGAAGCTGTTGGTGTAACACCAAGTAAAACTGCGCCATTTGTATCTTTAATGCTAGTAACAATTGTTGGCGTATTAATTGTCGGTGAAGTAATAATTTTATTAGTTAATGTATCAGATGTTGCTCTTCCAACGATAGTATCTGTGCTAGTTGGAAGAGTTAATGTACCAGTATTACTAATGCTACCAATGACCGGTGAAGTAAGTGTTTTATTAGTTAAAGTTTGAGTAGCAGTATCGATAACTACATCACCAGATGCATCAGGAAGAATAACTGTTCTATCGGCAGTAAGAGTTAACGCTTTAAGAATTAACTCATTTGCATCTGCGCTATCACCTTCAAAAATAATACCATTACTATCAAATTGAATTCCAGGTGAGAGAATGTCACTATCACCGCCAAAATGATTATACAGCTCTACAAAGTTCGCATTGATTTTAGTTGCAGCTGAACGTAACGTATCACCACTACCATCATTAGCAACTGTGCCGGTTGATAAATTTTGTCTAGTCATTATTTAGCCCTATCTTAAAATCTTAATAGTATTTATACTAGAAAGACGAATCGCTGAGATATCTTGTGAACATATCATTATCTATAGTTTCAAAAGTAAGTGATAGATCAGGTCTAACTACATCACTATCATCAAACGTAAACGAGTTCGGATTGACGATTTGTTTAATATTATCGTAGAAGCTATCCAATTGTGAACTACTAAATGTTGTGTATTTCTGTATAATTTCATTCAAGCTGTAGCGAACATTAGTTCCATCAGAATCAACAAGACCTGTCATACTACCAAAGGCAATAGGTACAGCTGATGCTTCTCCTTGAACAATGCCAACCGACAGTCCAGGAATTGACACAATTTGAGCTTGATCTAGATTTAAATTAGCTTCAGCTTCAGTTATAACTTCACCTTCAAAATAAAAACCAGCAGGATGAACAAACTTCTTATAAAGTGTTTCGTATTGTGAAGTCCCTAATCCAACTTTTACTAGAATAGAGAAGATTTGATATTTTCCATTATTTTGAATAAACTTAAGAGAGTTATAGCCAATATCTGATTCTCCAACAATGAATATATCTTTCTTAGGATATAATACATCTACTGGTTGTTGATAGAACGCTTGAAAAAATTCTTCAATTGAAAATCTAGATCCTTTATTTCTATAACTTTCTGCAAATCTTGTCATAGTAAAGCGTGGATCTTTAAACAATCCACCGCCCGGTAGAGATGTTGTTTCATTAATAAGCAAGTTTAGATATTCGGTCGGTGTTTCTTGAATATCTCTAATAGAGTTTAATTGTCTAACTTCAGTATCAAAAGCGTGTGTGCTATCAGAATCTAAAAAGTTATAATATAATTCTAAAACTTTAATTAAATCAGGGTATTCTGCGCGAAAAAACTCAGGTAAAACTTCAGCAACGCTTCGTTTTCTAAAGTTTACATTTCTGCGATTGACATCTTTTAGTTTATGTGACATATTTTACAACGTAATATTAGTATTCTGATAATCAATAATAGCTAGTGCAGATGATAATTGAACGTCAATGTCCAAAATATAATTACGCAATGGTCTAATTGTACTTTGATTAGATGGTGTTACCGATATTCTTAAAATGCTTCCTCCTTCAATAGAAGTTGGATTGAAACCTTCTAACGAAACAACGCCTGTGTCTGCGGCATAGGTTCCAACATTATCAACTTCAACTCCACCATCGGCATTTATGACTTGTAATTTAGTAGAGCTTAATTTATTTCTAATAAAACAAATTCTAGAATTAAATGTAAATCTACTACTAGTTACTCGAGTAAATTCATCATCAGGCGTTGCAATCGCAACAGGAAAATTAATTTTATATGATAATGCTTGGCCAGTCACTGGTGTAATTTGCTGTTGCAATTTGATATTAATATTAGCATTCAAAATAGATGCATCAATATCATCGATAAGACTAAGCAAATTAGATCTTCTCCAAACTTTGCCAAACCTTTTAAGATTGTCAGTAAAGTATTGTTGGATTGTAGAAAACACTTGATTTTCAGTTGCTTTTGCTGTGCTAGTAGTTAAATCAGGATCAAAGTTAAAAATTGCTTCTACTTCTAAAAAAGTAGTAACTGGATCAGCATAGACAGTATCAATTGACATAACTGCCATATTATCTGTTAACGTATTTTTAATATCATTCTTAGTTGCTTCTTGTACAATAGAAGAAGTATTATCTTTAAACTTTAGTCCAACGTACGTTTTTCCATATTGTGGAGGATTATTATCTTCACCTCCCCAAGAAATAACATCGTCAATAATATAGTTATATTTTGAAAGAATTTGTGCAGTATAATCTTCAGCTGTAACTAATCTTTGTTGAGAAAGAAATAGAAGTGGTGCGTTAATTCTAATAGATTCTAATGCTTCTTTTTGTGCACCATTTGCAGATTCTGCTTCAGTAGAAACAATTAATGGATACTCATCACCGTTTACAGTGACATCAGTATTAGCAGTAAATACTGAAGCATTATTAGCTAATTCACCAACAGTTGATAAGTATGTTACTACAATTTTATTTCCAGCCGCTGGAGCTTTACCAATTGTAAATCCATCACTAAATATGATTTCATAATAACCATTAGGCACTTCTTTAATTTGAAAATGCTTTGAATCTGAATTGATTCGAATTGCCGTATTAACATTAGTGTATGTTTCAAAATTAGAACTTGAAGCTGTATCATAAACTCTAACATATAAAGTTGATGCATCCATTGTAACATCAGGGATCACGTAAACATGTTGTTCAGTTTTTTCACCAACAAAAAATGTTTTAGTAGTTTCTTGTCCTTCATATACTGGAATTGCATCATCGCCAGTACTTGTTAAAAATTCATAAACACCACTACCGTTATCTAAGGCTGTATAAGCTTCAATTGTTCTAAAGGTATATGACACTCCAGCAGCAGTTGCAGAGAATGATGCACCTCTTGGAAGTGTGATACTAGTTGGACGAGTCGGATTAGACACAATAATTGAACAATTAAGAAACGCTCGAGCGGCTACCATTGAAAGTGGAACATAGCCTAACATTTCTGCATGAGATACAACCGAAGACCTAAGCTGAGCAGTATTCAAAAAAGATTCATTTAATGCAAAATTAGCAGTAAGACCATTCACATGTGTATTATATGCTAAAACATCAAGAATGTTTGAAAGACCAGAAGCTTCAAAATCATAGTCAGCAAACTCTGTAGTAGATTTTAAATAGTCTTTGAGCCTAATCTTGATTGTATTAAAATCAAGATCTGATGATTTAATTGTGATGGTCATTTATCTTAACCTCGTTAGATTTAATTCAATTGTGTCTTCTTCATTTGTGTTTAAAATTCTAAAAGTTACAGTTGCTTTAACTAGGTGTTGATCACCATAAACAGCTAAATCTACATTAACAACTTTAGCTCTAGATTCATATCTATCTACTGATTCAATAATTCTTTCTTCAAGAAGATCTAGATCAAATTCAACATCTAAGTTAAAAAGAAAAGCATTTAAGTTTGCACCATACTTAGGCGCAAATGGTTTTTCTGTGCTATTCGTCAATAGAATATTTTTTACTGATTGCTTAACAGCTGCAGCATCAGTTTTTTTAAAAATGTCACCAGATGGTTTCTTTGCAAAAGCCAAGTCTATATCTTTATATACACGACTACGTGATACAACTAATGCTGAACTATTAAGATTGCCATCTTCGATTGAAAAAGATCTATTTGCCATAACTTATCTATTTATTAATAAACTTGAGTAGTTTTTTCTGTATTAAGTGGTTTAATTTCAATCAATTCATTTGTACCTTGTACGAAGTTATTAAACCTTGTTTCTATTTTGTTTTTATATTCAATTTGCCATAAAGCTGATATTTCTGGCATAGTTAAAATAACTTGTGCATTAACAGATCCATTCGGATTATATGTATCGTAGTCTAAAATTAATTTATCAAATTGAAGATTATCTTTCCAGAATACAGCAAGATCAAATGTTTTTTCTAAGTTGCTGTTACCTTCGTTATCTAGTAATTCATATACAACTGTTTGACCTTTTGTCATTTTATAATTAATGCTATTAGGATCTAGCACTTCGTTATCACCTTTTCTATATAACCCTTCAGCAACAATTAAACGAAAGTCAGCAAACTCTCCTTTATGTTTATCAATAGTAAGCATTGCTTGTGCATGCATATAAAAATGCTTAGCAATTTCCAGTTTTTCTTCTTCAGTTGCAATATGGCTTAATGTAACTTGATCACCATATCCACCAAGAAATTTTGACATAGTAATACCCGGTGCTAATTTGACACGAGAAGTAATCTTTGGCTGAAATTCTGGATTATAAGCTGGATCTGGAATATAAATCATACTTTGAACCTCGCCTGCTGTCCTTCTGATCCACCAATACGATCTGAACCTCTTCTTGGTTTTGCATCAGCGCTTACTGTTCTACCTATTGCCGGAGGTATATTATTAATATATGTAGGTGACAACTTACCTTCAGCAATCTGAGAACCAATGAATGCTTCATTAGATGTGGTATTAGTATCTCTCATTTTAGATCTAATTTCTGCTGTTGTTAACTTACGATTAGAAACACCACCATAATCAAGAGTCTTATCAAACTGATTCTTCATTACATCTGATGGATCAATATTTACTTGCCTTACACCTTTATTAGATTTTGTAAGATAATCTGTCATAATAATAGGTGTAGGTAATACTGTCGCAGTAGCATCAGCAGATGTAGGAGTGGCAGTCACTTTTGATCCTGCACTACCACCAGCTCCGAGCGCGCCCGCTGTACCAGCTTTACCCGCTTCAGTTGCAGTGTCTGCATTACCAGTCAATGAACCAACAAACTCTTTAGTCGTTACTTTTTCAGTTACAATTGCAGTGTTAGTTGAAATAGTATCTACCGCAGTAATAGAATGACCGGTATAATGATTATAGTCATATCCAATAATATTCTCACCACCAATAGTTCCACTATCACCAATCACTGTCAAGCTCGATGCACCAATATTAATATTGGGTGATGACATAACCACTTCACTTGAAGCAGTCATTGTCAATACACCACCACTAAAGATTTCTGCACTACCTTCAGTATAGTTTCTTACATTACCTTTTACGATAGTGTTATGATCACTCAACATGGTTTTTGTCATAACACCTAAAATATATTCTGATTTATTTTGGTGCACAGTAGTTTCTTTATCGCGATAAACTCTTTGTTTTGATGAACCAATGACTTCTTCTCTTTTATCTCCGCCGACTCTTACATTATAATCACCACCAACTTTAAGATCAAAGTCACCCGTGACATCCATCGTTAGATTTCCATTATAGGATATATGGCCATCGCCTTCAATAATGACTTTCTCGTCACCCGCAGTGATCCGAATAGTATTATTAGTTGCAGATATAATAACTGTACCATCTGCACGAAGCTCGACACCAGAACCGGTACGATGTTTAAATAGCATTCTTTCTGCACCGGGTGTATCATCAATTTCAGTTACATGACCGCTCACAGTCTCTCTAACCTGATTTAAAGGATATTGAGAGTTTAATTGTTTATCTAAATCAAATGAAAGATTATAATCACCTCCACCAAGATAAAGATTATTTCTTTTTAATCCTCTAGCTGCAAGGTTAGTGCTCGCAACGTTTAAATATTCTTTATGTGGATATACACCAGTATAGTCATCAAAAGCATATACTTCATCAGCAAGCGTATTAAATTTTGCTTTACCAATTGAAGTTTTAATCAGTCCAATGTCGTCATCTCTTGCAGCCATTATATCTTACTCCAAGTTTCTTCTTTTTCATTATAGGTATAACCATTATTCATTAGATCTTTTCTCTTTTGATTTAAATCATTTCTTAGTGTTTCTAATTCAGTAGTCTGAGATGCAATTTTTGTTTTAAGATTAGAAGTGGATCTTGAAACTGTAGTTTCATTTTCAGTTTTTTCTAATGCAGTTTTATTAATATTAAGATCTCTTTGCAATGATAACACTAATCTATTTGACTTATCATATGTAGTAATGTCAGCGTCTAATTCAGCTTGAGTTTTAGTTGTATCTACATTTGCAACTGATAAACTTTCTGCTGATGGAGCAGAATCAATAGTTGATGTAGATGAACCTTTAACTTTCTTTGGCTTAATAGTAATTTGCTCTTCCGGTGTATATGCTGCATCTAAATTAGAAGGATTTTCATATATGCTAGTCTTATTATATTTACCAGATACGTAAACTGAAACATCAAAGCCAGGACAAGATGATGCTTTATCAACTTCTCTATGGCTTAGCATTTCACCACCCGGATTAGCTTTATAAAATGCATCAAGGAATTTATCAAAAGCTTTCCATTGTTCAGAAGTAATAGATGCCGAACCAAGTGATAACTCAGAATTCGGTGTACCGAATGGTGCAGTGTAACCAGCAATAAATCCTATATGAATAGTATTCTTAATAAATCCTACTCCTTCACCGCCATCAATATCTAATGGCCGGCCGCGTTCAATAGTACCATTTCTAAGAATAGCATAATGCCATTCCAATCCAGCTTTTTGACCTTGGTCTATGACTGCAAGTATATCATTATCAGCTGCTGCAGTTTGTCTAGCTATATGCAAAAGATGCATATCTCTTGCAGTAAGAGGTGAGTCACTGTGTGTTTTAGACCAATGCACTACTCCAGTTGTAATTTTTCGAGTAGTATTTCTTAATTCAGCTTCAAGCTCTTCTGCAGTATGCACAGTAGTGAATTTATATGTACCATCTGAAACAGGTGTTGCTGCGCCTTTCCATGTAGACGTGTCACTTGATATAGTATAGGTTTCTTTAGTACTCTTAATTTTTTCACTAGCATTATTTGCTGGTTTAACAGATTTTGCAACATTAGAAGTACCATCTTCTTCAATTACATTTTCTGGTGAGATTGATCCTTGAGGCACAATAAATCCCGGAGGAGTTCCTAAGACAACATCGCCAAATTGCGATTGCGATTTTGAACCTCTAATCACACCAAGCACTGCTCCTAATATATTACCAAAACTATTGCCTAATGAACCAAACGGTTTATTACTTCCAAGTGGATTCTTAAGAATACGATTAGATTTACTAATAATAACTTTAGCTTCTTTTGTTATTGTACTTGGAATATTTTTATTGGTTGCTGCAACAACAGTGCTTGGAGATGTAGATGTTTCTTTAAGTGCATCTTTTGTAGCATTAGCAGTTGCACCAATTGGACCAGTTAGTGCGGCTTTAATACCATTAGGATTTGCGGTGCACACCGTTGCATTAAGCAATCCATCTTCCGCAGTTGTGCCAGTTAAAGTTGAAATAGAAGACTTTTGGCTAGATGTTTTCTTTACAGTAATACCGGGAACTGCATCAGTAACAATTGCTGTAATAGGTTCATCTGTTACTGTTTGATTTTGCTTAGTATTTTTTGTAAGAGCAAGAAAACCACCAAGTATTTGACCAACATGTGTAAATTTAGAACCTTCAACAGATATTCTATCTGATTGAGCTGTCTTTGCAACATTTTCAATTGTATCTAAAGGATTTGATTTTTCAATGTTAGATAATCTAAAGTTAAATAAATCCTTTGCAATTTTAGGGTCATATTGTGCAGTGTTTAATTCAACATAGTCTACTTTAATCTCATTATAAGATTGGCTTAACGTAATTACGTTTTCAACTAATTTATAATTATTAGTGCTACTGAAATAATTTCCAGTTCCTTTTTTAACCATAACCGAAGTGATTAATTTAGGAACCTGTGGTAATACAATAATATTAGTATTTTTTGCTTGTACAATAGCCATTTCTATAATTCCATTTTTTCAAAAACTTCTTCAGCAAAAGAAATTCTTTTTTCTGTGCTACCTTCTTGAGCATCTAAATATTTACTTTCAAAAACAATAGAAGCTTCTTTCGGTGTCTTAGAATTTCTTAAATCTGATAATCCATATTGTGAATACTTATGCAATTCATACTTAATATATTCTAATTGTGCAAATAACGTCTGTTGATCATATTTTCTTTCTTGAGAAAACTTTCTTAACTTACTTAATCTAAAATCACTTGCTTCAGACGGTAACCACTGTGCAATACCAAATGCACCAGTTGCACTATTTTTCTGTAATGGATTAATATCACCACCAATATTAGATTCTGTCAAAAGATTTCCAATAATACCCGAAGCTTGTTGCGGCGAAAACTCTCCGCCTTCAGCTGAAATGAAGTAATTATATGCTTTTTCTACATTAGTTTCACCAAACAAATCAATGTTCTTATTTCTTCGAGCATAACTAGATTCTATTTTTGGAATAGCACCGAATACTAATGGAAGTTGAGAATCTTTTCCATCTAGAAATATACCAAACACTTGTGACTGTTCTTTAATTCCTGTATTTGCACCAATGCCAGAACTTTGTCCTTCTGTTACTGGTACAACTACTTGAGCCCATGGAAGATCTGCGATTGCAACATCATTTAAATCATCACCATGTACACCAAAAATACGAATTTGCACTCGGCCAAGTTCAAGAGGATCAGTAATTGACATAACAATGCCGATAAACCATCTGGTCTCATCTCCATAATAATGCATCATAGATTTTCTCCATTATAAGTTGCAATCTTAGCACACAATAATCTAATGTCATATTTTTCGAGCTTAAAAGAGTGCCTAGCTGCATATATTACATAGTCACCAGATTTTTTAGTATCTATTCCGATATCATTATTAATTCTATCTACCGCAATATTAGCGTCAAAAAACTTAAGTCTAATGATTGAACCAATAGTCATATGTTTATTCTTACCAGTATCCCCCATTATAAAAGGTGCGCCTTTAATTGAAATAGAAATTGGAGTTTTAGTCATATATTTCTTTAGAGCATTTCCAACAATATTTTTCTTATAGGCCGTTGCATCAACTTCTTCGCCATATGTTTTATAATCACCGCTTGCAGTATATACATCCATTGCAGACATACGACTAATTGTTTTTGATCTTTGCTTATTGATTAAATTGCCTGATATTTTTGAATTGACCGGATAATTATAATTATTTTGATTAAGTTTTAAATAATTATTGTGAGATAGATTATCAAATACATCTTCCTTTGCATCAAAGTGCACCTCTGATCCATAACCATTTAGTGCATTATAGAACTGGTAATTAGCTCCAGAAAAACCAGAATTAATAATATCAACCATGTTTTCAGTATTTTCATAACTATAGCCTTCAATTACAAAGTATTCATTAACTGAATTTCCATACTTAGCAGGAGCCTGTGACCATACATAAGGTTTATCTTTATTAATTGGGTCTTGTACTAACATAGCTCCTAAATGATTAAATCTTAAATCATTATCAGAAAGAATCGAATAAATGTAGTAAGGCATACCATGCTGATTAGTAGCTCTTTGTTGTATCCACTTGATAGTTTGAATTGGATTTTTATTCGGAACAATAACCTTTATATTACTTTGATATGGAGTATCTCTAACCAAAACATTTTTAGATAAAAATTCTTGTGCAACTGTAGAAATGATAGTTGAAGGAGAACCAACATAACATTTATTAACGTTAATAGCATTAGAAATGTAAGCGTGTTCTTCCATCATATCTACTACTACTACTTCACTTCTATCATCACCTTTAATTGATTTAGAAATTTTAGTAATTCTAAAATCTTTTAAAATAATATTTTTTGTTTCTGGTGCTTCAAGTTGCAGTGATAATTTCTCAATACCTTGAATATCTAATAATTGAACAATAGAATAGTTGTCAATAAATACCATATTGCCAGTAAGATACGGTTTATCTAAATGCTCATAAATATCAATATCAGATATGCTACCAGATATATCGATTGATGCATCGTTTCTATCTGTTGATAACGTAGCTGAAATTATATTAAAGCCTCTATGAGTCTCTCTATTCAAGATCTAATTCCTTGCTTAAACGATGCTACAAGATTCTCAATAATGTTTGGTCTAATTACTTTTATATCTCTTAGCTTTTCGTTTTCATCACGATACCATTCATAATTACTAACTTCGGTCAATAATTCACCAGGTCCAACTTGAGGATCAACATCAACAATATTAGTAAAACCATTTTCTACATAATGATGAGCAGCGTTATATTCTTCTTCACTACTTACAATAACAATTGTTTGAGTTGTTTCACCCGCTTCAGTAAATATTGTAGATGAAAGCACTTCACCAGCTCTAAATCCATTTGGTCCATCAATAACTAATTGTCCTAGATCTAGATTTCTATGTGTTATAACACCTGTTGAACCTGAAACAGATCCAGTTACAGTTTGACCTTCTAGCATATTTTGTCCTAGAATATCTCGAGTTGTAACTACTGTATGTGGAAAATTGTGCTTAACTGTTTCATCTAATTCAGTTGCAGTTAATGGCCACCCTTGCAATCTAATATGATCATTTATAAGATAAAATGTCCAATGAAAAATGCTAGTTTGATATAATTCAAATGATAATTGATCAGGTCTATAGCCTTCTAATATATGGTGTTTTTGATATACTGATATATCATCTTTTACTTGATCAATAACATCTACATAAGTAGAAAGATCTTGCACTGAAACAGTAGATATTTCATTTCCAAATGAATATAGAACATTATTAAAACTCTTAAAGAATTCCATTATAATTCCCTCTCGGTAATATCTCTTTTACTTAGAGCGCGCATTTCTTGGAAGCGTAAAGTCATATCGACTTCAGATGGGTATCCGTCTTTATGAAAAACACCACTAGTAGTATTATAAACAGTGTCAACAGCTGTTAAAAAACAGTCCGGAAACTTTTGTATTTTTGCATGTTTATTTTTATGATGCACTGAAATACCAAAAGCATTAGGGAATTTATATCCAGTATTTTGTGCAATTAATTCTGGATATAGTTCAGTTCTAAAGTGCTTAACAATTTTTTCAATTTCTTCTGCTTCTCTGGCTGATGTAGGAATCATTTTAAATTGAAAATTAAATTGACGTAGATTAACATTATTAAATAAAACTCGTGTATTAGGATTTGTTGTCACTTGACCAACTAATTTTACAATATTTCCAGTAGTTCCTCGAGTAAATCGTGCAGCAGCTACATATCCAGCAGGTTTACTCATATCTAATCCTGATTTTAGAACGTCAATAAAAGATGTACCGGCATCTTCTAATCCTGCCATTGTTGATGCAGCAAGTGATTGGCCAGACGCCATAGCCCCAGCAATATTACCACCTAATATTCCTAGATCAACATTATTATAATTTACTCCATCTTGAAGAGTTATTGCAATTGGGACAAATAATTTAACAATTGGTGCTTTTACATCATTTGAATATATAGCAGATAGCTCAACCAATGATTCAGTTCCATCTCGCTTTTGTTGATCATTTAATTGTGCCTGTTTAGCTAATTGATCTGGAGTTTGACCATTATAATTTGTATCATTTATATTTCTTAGAACATTATTTGTTGACTCTGTTAAAGTTTCAGCTTTTCTTACAGTAAATCGGATCCGAGATTGATATGCTTCTCGATAATCAATCGGATAACTTAGATCATTAGAAATTTTTGCTGCCATACTATTAAATCCTATAGATATAGTTAAATAACTCCTTCTTATTTATATAGTTTTATGGCATATTCTGGTAAGTACAAAGTTAAGAATAAACAGAAATATAATGGTGATCCTACATTAGTTACTTATAGATCTATGTGGGAAAAGCATGCTTTTTCGTGGTGCGATTCTAATCCAAACATAAAAAGTTGGAGTAGTGAAGAAGTCGTTGTGCCTTATTTCTGGGATGTTGATAAGAAGATGCACCGATATTTTGTAGATTTAAAAATAACATATACCAATGGTAAGACTATATTAGTTGAGATTAAACCAGATAAAGAAACAAAGCTTCCTAAGAAACCAGATAAGAGTAGAAGATATATTGGTGAAGCCATGACATATGTAAAGAATATGAATAAATGGGAAGCTGCGAATGCATTTGCAAAAGATAGAGGCTGGTCTTTTGAGATATGGACAGAACATACTCTACAAGAAATGGGTATTATGAAGAAACCACTAAAGCCACTAAAACCTTTAAAACCTTATCGCAAAAAGTCTAAGAAATAGATATAAATACAAATATGAGTAGTTTATTTCAACAATTAGAAATCGAAGCATTCCGTAAAGGTATTACGCCGCGGACTAAAGAATCTATCAGGTGGTTTCAGCAAAAGGCCAGAGAGATGGGTAAAGTTAGTCGCACTTCCGTAATGCAAGACGATGCGCTTAAATTACGTAATAGGCCAATTACTAAGCCATATGGTAATATGTACATGTATTTCTATGATGCAAAACATAAAGACACACTGCCCTATTATGACGGATTCCCTCTTGTTATTCCAACAGG